ACGGGTGTCTGTAACTGGATAGGCAGATTCTATGGGGGCTATTGGGCCGGATTCATTACCAACCTTAGAGCCACAGTGGGCACAGCAGTTTACGACAGTACCAGTAGCACAGTCACAGCACCTACTGATCCATTGACATCTTTAGCCAATACCAAGTATTTGATGTTAGGTGCAGTGGTAACTACAGATACCTCGGGCACACAAACTGTTACCAATAATAATACTGTAACGCAGAGTGCTACAGTACCATTCTAGTCAAAAACTCTTGATCTAACCAAAAAATCAGTGTATAATGTAGTATATGCTGAATATCATAAGTGACTTCATAAAAGGTATTTTACCTACAAAAAAGAAAACCACACCCAGTGGTTGGACCAGTTTTAACGGTGTATGCTGTCCGCATAATGGTGAAAGTGCAGATACCCGTGGTCGTGGTGGACTAACAGCCAATCCAGATGGTAGTGTCAGCTATCATTGTTTCAACTGTAACTTCAAAGCCAGCTATCAACCTGGACGTCATCTAACATTCAAATTCCGTAAGCTATTAAAATGGTTAGGTGCAGATGACACTGACATCAAACGCCTGGTCATCGAAGCCATCCGTGTCCGTGAATTGGTTGCACCAGAAGAGGTTAAACAAGAAGCCGAAGAAGAAAAGATTGAATTCAAAGTCCGTGACTTACCAGATGATGCTGTAAATTTGGTCGCACTAGATTATGTCCACCCAGCATTAGAATATTGCGTGGCACGCAAAATTGACATAGCCAAATATGCGTTTTACGCAACTCGTCAAGAACAATATAATCTACACAAGAGAATCATCATACCGTTCGTCTGGCAAGGTAGGACGATTGGTTATACTGCCAGAGCCTTTGAAGAAAACGTTAAACCAAAATATCACAGTAACTATGAACCAAACTTTGTGTTTAATATTAACAATCAACAAGCAGACAGCAAGTTTGTCATAGTCTGTGAAGGACCATTTGATGCTATGAGCATAGATGGTGTAGCGGTATTAAATAATGAGTGTAATGAAACACAAGCAGATATTATAGAGTCATTGGGCAGAGAGGTCATAGTAGTAGCTGATCGAGATCGTGCCGGTGCTAAGATGATTAATAATGCTATCGAATATGGGTGGACGGTAAGTTTTCCTGTATGGTTAGAAACTTGTAAAGATGTAAATGAAGCAGTAGTCAAGTATGGCAAGTTGTTTGTGTTAAAAACTATCTTAGACAGCAAGCACTCGAGTAAACTCAAGATTGAACTAATGAAAAAGAAACTGTATAATTAAATATATGAGCAAAGAATATTCCCCAGAACTACAGAAACTATTTTTAGAAATGATGCTAGAAGATGCGCAGAGTTATGTGCGTGTGCAGAACATCTATAATGCAGAAAACTTTGATAGATCATTACGTGAAGTAGCTAAATTCATCAAAACACACACAGATGATCATAAAGCCATGCCAACGATTGAACAAGTCAAGGCCGTCACAGGTGTAGACTGTAAACACGTACCGGATCTCACAGAAGATCATTACAGTTGGTTCTTAGCAGAGTTTGAAGGTTTTACTAAACGTAACGAACTTGAACGTGCTATTCTTAAAGCCGCTGATATGCTGGAAAAGGGTGACTATGATCCCGTAGAAAAACTGATCAAAGATGCAGTTCAAATATCATTAACCAAAGACATGGGCACTGACTACTTCTTAGATCCACGTGCTAGATTATTAGCGATCAAGAGTAATAACGGACAAGTCAGCACTGGCTGGCCAACCTTAGATAAACGACTATTTGGTGGTATGAATCGCGGAGAACTTAATATCTTTGCAGGCGGATCAGGTAGTGGTAAATCCTTGTTCATGCAGAACATAGCTATCAATTGGGTTACTCAAGGACTTAACGGTGTGTATCTGAGTTTAGAGTTGAGCGAAGGACTTTGTGCTATGCGTATGGATAGTATGGTGGCTAATGTTAGCACTAAAGAAGTATTCAAAGACCTAGACACTATTGAAATGAAAGTCAAGATGGTAGGTAAGAAATCTGGTGTGCTGCAGATCAAATATATGCCAGCACAGAGTAATGTAAATCAAATACGTAGTTACTTGAAAGAACTACAGATACAGACAGGTATGCGATTAGACTTTATCATGGTAGACTATTTAGACTTGGTAATGCCAGTGAGTGCTAAAGTTAGTCCAAATGACTTGTTTGTCAAAGACAAATATGTATCAGAAGAACTGCGTAATCTATCTAAAGAATTAAACATATTGATGATCACAGCGTCACAACTTAATCGTGGCGCAGTTGAAGAAATCGAATTTGATCACAGTCACATCGCAGGTGGATTGAGTAAGATCAACACAGCAGACAACGTGTTTGGTATCTTTACTAGCCGTGCTATGCGTGAGCGTGGTCGTTATCAACTACAGCTTATGAAAACACGTAGTTCAAGTGGCGTGGGTATGAAAGTAGACTTAGAGTATGATTTAGAAACACTGCGTATTACAGACCCGGGCGAAGAAGCACAAGAAAGTGGACTACGTGGAGTTGGCGCAACTAACATTCTAAGTCAGATCAAAACAGGTAGTAGTGTAAGTCCAGTAGAAGATACTCCTAAGGTAACTGCTAGTGTAGATAGTAGCAAGTTAAAATCTATGATAGCAGGATTAAAGAAAGTAGAATGACTACGAACAATCCCGTATTTTGTCCTATGATACACGGGGGCCTAAGCATTAATCTATCATCGCACCCAGAAAAAATAACAATCAATCATTGTTGTATACGAGATGATCATATTATAGTTAATGATGAAAGTAATCTGTGGGGAAATGAAAATCTATCTCCTTTACGAAAAACTAACTTACTAGGGAAATGGGATTCTAGTTGTTGGGCTTGCCAAAAACCTGAATCCGCTGGACTTAGTAGTTTTAGAACTGGTATGTTAGACAAATTTGGGGTTAAAGAAAATCTGTCTGGTCCACAAAGGTTGGATCTAATGTTTGATATTAGTTGCAATCTAGCCTGTAGAACTTGTGGCCCTGGATTAAGTACCTATTGGCAAAAACATCTAAAAGAAAATAAAATAGATTTTATCAGTTCCCCTACAGCTTCGCGTGCGGATGAAATCATAAAAATACTTGAAAAATTAGACCTATCTAATCTTGGAATGGTTGTAATTTCTGGTGGTGAAACTCTACTAGGAAAAAACTATTGGCAGGTGGTTAATACCATAGCTGATATGGTTCCTAATGCTAAAGAACGACTTACATTAAGTTTTCAGACGAATGGAACACAGACCATTGAAGAAAAATACTATTCAACCATTGAAAAATTTCACTTAGTGAAACTACATTTTAGTATAGATGGTATTGATGACCGTTTTGAATATCTACGTTGGCCTGCTAAGTGGAATCAAGTAGTCGATAATATGCTAGCATTAAGAGAAAAACTTCCTGTGAATGTGATGTTTCTAATAGAAGAAACTATCAGTATTTTTAACTTATATTATCAAGATGAATTAACTAAGTGGGTTAAGTCTAACTATGCTAATAATAGGCTAGGTGATATTACTAATCATCAACGACATTTGGCTTTCGGAATCTATGGACTAGACAGTCTTTCTCAAAAATATATAGATACATTGTCTACAAATCAGGTAAAGTTATTGAATCCAAGTTGGTCGGAACAACCAGCAAAAATTAGAACAATGATAGAAGAAATACGCAAATTTGATGCTATCAGAGGGCAAGATTGGAGTAAAATCTTTCCAGAAGTTGCAGAGTTCTATTCTGATTATCTATGATGTACAAAATATTATGTACAGGAAATCCCAATGACTATACAGTAGCACGTGCTATTAAACAGATTTTTCCTGATGCTGATTTTGCTTGTAGATCTACCGGATATGATCTCAGGATGTGGGATCCTAAAGATGAAGAACATTTCAGAAAAAATATCGTAAACTACAATGTATTAGTTAATAGTTCTTTTGTTTCAAATGGTGCCCAACAAAAAATATTAGAAATTACACACGAACTTTGGACTAGTGGTCACGTATTTAATATAGGTAGTACAGCAGAATATGAAGGACGTAATAGTTTTTTACCACATTATAGTGTACAAAAACGTGCTTTGAAAGATATGAGTTTGAGTATGTGTTCTAGTAAATTTAAAACTACTCATATGACTGTTAGTGGGTTAAATGATAATAAACTTGGTAACGAAAATAATTTAGATCCGATACATATTGCCAACTCAATCAAATGGATATTAGATAACAATGTTAATATTCCGATTATCGGGATAGAAAAACTATAATGCAGAATAAAAAATATTTCTGCTACGAGATTTATAAAAATCTCGCTATATGGTCATTCAATGGTAACCTATCCTACAAT